CGCATTGGCTCAAGCTGTGGCTTTAATACAACACTTTCGATTTTCCGTATACAAATCAACCACTTACGGCCCTACCCCCCTGCATTATGGTAAATCCGCCGGGGGGGTGGGTGGGTACCCTCATACGTACGATATAGGGGGTCTAATGGGGCTATATAGGGGGTATATAGGGGGTAGGCCGAAGAGGGGTGGTCAGAGCGAGCGAAGCGAGAGGGGGGTCTGGCCTCACTGCGTTCGGCCTAAATAACGGGTATTTTACGGGAATCATGCCTATTTATGTCACACAATATGAGAAGTGTCCTCCTCACCGGTATAATATATACATAGTAAGTATATTTGCTTGTGTACTTAGCTAGACTTCATTTAGAGATTGATTAAGCACTTGAAACTAAGCAAGCCAAATCTAGATGGGATTTACTTATAAGTTAAGGGAAGAACATTCAAGGCGAGCTCTTTAGCGAGAGACCCTTATTCGACAGTGTGCATTCGTATACTGTCCTTTGGTGTGGTGGGTGCCCCCTTCCCACCTATCCATTGTAGAGAGGTTATTATGGGATTTAGAGAAGACGAAGCCAAGGCTCTAGAGGCCGCTAAGGAAGCTGCTAGACAGAGGAAGGCTGATGCATTGGCTAAAGGGCAGACCTCCAAGAAGTCCCCCCAACAAAAGAGGGATGCTGCGGCACGTAAGCTTGCGGCTGCTAAGAAGAGAAGTGCGGCTGCTCTGGCTAAGTTACGTGAGGCGGCCAATCAGAGCATCGAGAGGCCCGAAGGGCCCAAAGGGGATACATCCAAGCAAAGAGCTCGTATAGACGAGAGGTTGCGGGAGATACAAGGGCTTAACCAGAATACAGATAGTAATAACTAGAGGATAGATCATGCCAGCAGGTAGACGACCATCAAGTAAGGGCGGTAAGAAGGGTAAAGTCAAGGGAGCTACCTCTGTAAAGGGGAAGATCGCTGGGACTGCTATTGGTGCCCTCGGTGGGGGTATCATTGGTGCATCGCGTGGTGGCGCTGTTGGTGCTGTAGCTGGTGCTACACTGGGTGGTCTAGCTGGATTCAAGACGGCCTCTGAGAGCACTAAAGACTCCAAGGCCGATAAAGCCAAGCGTAAGGCCCAATCCAAGAACCAGAGTACTGATTCTAACCAATGAGTGATAAGAAGGCCGATCTGGTCGCATTGCAAGACCCCAAGACTGGGAGGTTCATTAAGGGCAATCCAGGTGGTGGGCGTGCTGTTGGTTCCAAGAACCGCATCACATTGCTGAAGGTGGCCCTTGAGGAAGCCTTCAGAGAGGATACGTATGAGGATATCATCGAAGTCCTCAAGATGGTCGTTGTACAAGCCAAGGAAGGGGATAAGGCTTCACAGCGTATGGTCTGGGATTCTGCTATGAGTAAGGGAATCCAGTCCTCCGATAAGGAGGCTACCGATAAGAAGGGGTTCACGGTGCATCACCTGCACCACGACGTAGACGACAAAAAAGGTAAAGACGATGAGTAAAGAGAAGCAAGATACTGGTAGCGATAAGCTCCCGAATAGCTTCAATGACGGAAGCGGTTACAGCCGTTCCAAGTCGAATGCTCCGAAGATTAGTGGCTCTGGTGGCGGAAATGCGACTGGCCCTGCTCTGAGTGAGAATCGCGGCAAACAAGGTAATGGGTAAAGGCGTAACCTACGCGGAGATAGACAGGGCTCGGAATGGAAATAAGCATCCATTTAAGGGGGGGCGACAACGTAACGGACATGCGTACGGTGGCGCTAGCCAAGGGGATCAGTTACCTTCCCCACACGGTAAGAGTAAGAAGCCGAGGGGAGAGCGCCGCTGGGGCTGATCTGGTTATCCAGACTGGCTTTGCTAAGTCAGCTGCCCTAATGAGTGCCATAGAGAAAGGAATACCATATCTCATCATGGAGGCCCCGGTCTTCAGAGATATCTACGATATTGCCCTAGCCTCCAATTTCACCTACAATGGATTCCAAGGTGGGGGAACTAGGCCAAAGGCAGGTAAAGAGCCAAGGAAGGCACCAGAGCTACAAGAACTACGTACAGAGGGCGCCACGCTGATAATGGCGCAGAAGCCTACAGATCACTCATTAAGGGGATCAGACCACATAGCGTGGTTACAGGAGAAGCTTAATGAGTACCCGGAAGCAGAACTGCGGCATCATCCCATTATGGTACCGGCGGGGCATAACGAGCCGATTGCTACTGCGCTTTCTAGCTGCAAACGGGCCATTACTTACACTTCGACAACGGCTGTTGATTCGGGTATTGCGGGGTGCAAAACGATATGCGAACACCAAGCATCAGAAGGATGGCGAGGCGGAGACCGGGAAGACTGGCTCCACAGACTAAGCTGGACGACGTTCACACACAGCGAGCTCGGCACAGACGATATAGCCGCATATATACTAACTGGCTACGAAGAAGCGAAAGCTAACGCCTTACAGGGGCTACAAGAGATACCAAGGGAGAAGATAGATGGCGCGGCTATTTGCAGGCGATACTATAGGGCCTTCAGCTGAGTACCAAGATGTACTCCGTAAAGAGCATGATGGTTCAAAATGGGGAAGCACCGGAGGAAGGTACTCTGGAGCGGATGTGGTACAATTACTTACAGAGAGACCCTACATCCAGACAGTCCTTGACTTCGGAGCAGGAAAAGGGAATCTTGAGAGCTTTGTACGAGAACGAGTACAGAGAGAAATAGAGTGGACTAACTACGATCCGGGCATTCCAGCGTATGACGAAATACCTACTGGACAGTTTGATCTAGTTACGAACACTGATGTGATGGAGCACATAGAGCCAGAAAGGCTGGGGGACACCCTCAAACTGGTGGCTTCGCTCGTAGGTAAAGTACTCTACAGCGACATAGCCTGTGACCCTACAGGTAAGAATTTCTGGGAGGGGCCCTACAAAGGGCAAGACCTCCACCTCATTCAGCAGTTACCCTCAGAGTGGCGCAAGGCATACAAAGAGCACTTAGGTCTGTATGAGCTGGTATATGAGCACAGAGAGAAGCGCAGCAAGAAAGGCACCAAGACTCGGTGTATGATGATTCATGAGCGAGTATAGTGTCCGGTATGAGAACATTCTTTGTGAGGATGTACGTGGGCGGCTTATTCGCAATCCGCAATATGGTGGATCGTCGGTTAGCCTCAATGGCTGGAGATACCGAGACAGTATCTCTAATCATACAAAACCTGGTTTCCAACGAGCTCTCAACGATGATATCGAAGAGCATGGAGTCAGAAACCCCATACTTGTCTGGAGCCTCCCCGAAGGAATCTTCCTTACTTTTGGGGGTAGCCGGCTTAAAGCTTGCCGAACTATGGGAATCGCAAGAATCCCAGCTATCATTAACGACTACACCGGAGACTACGAAATGTCTCCTGAAGTGCGACCCGACAACTGGTCTACCTTCTTCACCGATCCGCCCCGTGCCTTCGAGTTTGGAGAGTACGGAGCAGATTACCACTATAACCTCGAACGAGCTCGAAGAGCAGATCACGACGATGCTGGATTCGCATGGCTCGACGGGGAACAACCAGAGTTCATAGCACAGGAGTTTCCGTGGCTAGCAAACCAAGACTGAAGCAACCTAGACGGCGTGGCAGCAGGACTGTCAACCAACGCTATCGTCTGATCTTAAACGATGCAGGCTTCAATGTCGATAACCTTTTACTTGAAACTGGAGATCAACTGCTTTTGGAAAGCGGTACAGGTGATGTCCTCATACTAGAGAGTAGCACATAATGGCTGATTCAAAACTAACCGATCTTACAGCAGTAGTCACTCCCGCAGGTACGGATGTTCTGTATACCTCGCAGGGTGGAGTTGATAAGAAACTGACTGCAACACAGCTCGTCTCTTTGGCGACAGGTGGGGTAACCGTAACAGGTACCCCGACAGATGGGCAGATTGCTGTTTGGACTGCTGCGGATGATATAGAGGGTACTAACTCTTTCAAATTCGATACTACCAACGGTTTTCAGATTGATAATGTGGCATCGAACGCCATCCTGATATCGCAAGGTAACATTCAATTTGCAAATGCCGCCACTCCTATGCTTTTGAATGTTGCTGGTACGGGCACACAGCCCAATATCTGCCCAAATAAGTCAGACCTCGATACAGGTCTTGGTTTGGCCTCTTTGGACGAGCTTGATCTGATTGCTGGTGGTGTTAACCTGGTAGCAATCAAAGAGACGGGTACCGCGGCAACTGACCAAATTGTCCTAGGTACCGGCGTTACGGTTCGCGGTGCAGATGCTACACCACTCTTGGCATTTGGTGATGGTGATACAGGATTCTTTGAATTCGCTGATGATGACCTGCGTATAACAATCGGCGGGACGGGGCATTGGCAGCTCAAAACTACTCGTATACAGGCAGTCACCGGGGGTGGCCCACAAATTGAGGATAAGGCTGCTTCTGCTAGTGTTCCGGTATACACGTTTAACAACGATACCGATACTGGATTAAGTCGACAAGGTACCGATGCGGTTTCCTTGATTGCTGGTGGTATAGAAGGTTTACGTGTTACTGAAACGGGTGTAGATACTACTGACCAAGTTACTATCTTCCCCGGAGCTACTCTTAAAGGTACTGCTGCTACACCGGCGTTAGCGTTTGGTGATGGTGATACAGGATTCTATGAAATTTCTGATGATACGTTAGGCGTAGCCGCTGGAGGTACAGGAGGATTTTTCTTCCAGGCAAGTAAGTTTGGCGGCCAAGATGGTTCTTCGGGCGCTCTAAATAACGTAGCTGTTGGTTACACCACTCCATCATTACTTGCAAGGCAAAGCGATGTTAATACAGGTATTGGATCGGGAGCCACAGACTCGATATCACTAGTTGCCGGAGGTGTCGAAGCTCTACGTCTTGAAGAAAACTCTACCCATATAATCCAATCTCACGACCTACATAGCCAGTTGACGGCTGATGTTGGTTCTGCACAAGGTAGTGGATTACTTGTTAGTTCTTATAGCCAATTTACGACAGTAGCGAATGTTGGTGATTCAACTACATTGCCCGCGACCTTTATTATAGGTACTGTGATGCACGTTATCAACGATGGCGCAAATAGCATGGATGTATTCCCTGCCTCTGGTGATGATGCTGGTGCTGGGACAGATACCGCTGTTGCTGTTGCTGCTGGGGCTCGCGCTATGTTTGTTGGTGTAACAGCAAATGCTTTGTGGGCCACGATGTATAATGCCTAATGGACATCTTCCTGCATGAAAAGCAGGCTGTCCTAGACTCAGACGACCACCGATTCCAGGTAGTAGCCGCAGGTAGGCGATTCGGAAAGTCGTTCTTCGCTGCTTATAAGCTATACGAGGCAGCGTCACAGTTGACCAAAGTACGGTCGGATGGCACAGAGATAGACCTTCTCAATGAGGTGGTCTATTACGTCTCCCCTACCTTCAAGCAGGGCAGGGAGAACCTCTGGAACGTCATGATGGACTTGGGGAACCAAGCAGGCGTCATAGATGGCGTCCGTGCTAACGAAGGGGAAATCAGATTAACCAACGGTCGAATTATACGCTTCAAAGGGGCGGACGATCCCGACTCCCTCCGAGGGGTAGGTTTACATTACGTCGTAATGGACGAGTACGCTTTCATGAAGCCATTCGTGTGGGAGTACATCATTCGACCAGCACTGGGGCGAGCGGAGGGCGGAGCGCTCTTCATCGGAACCCCAGACGGTAAGAACCATTTCTATGAGATGTGGCTTTCAGCAAGGAACGGGCTAGATCCCGCAAGTGAAGAAGAGTCAACGCACTGGAAGGCTTTCCAGTTCAAGACTGCAGACAACCCCCATCTGACCGACGAAGAGATCGACGCGATGAAGGGCAGTCTGAGTAAGGATGCCATAAAGCAGGAGCTTGAGGCTTCCTTCGAGGCCACTGGTGGTAAGGTCTTCACAATGGACATGTTCCCGGTAGTACCCTACGTGGGTCTATCGGGGGCCACTGTAATAGCAGTTGACCTCGCTGGCTTCTCTAAGGGCGATGGTCGCAAGGGGCAGGTCTCAATACTGGATGACCATGCTATCTGCATAGCTCTGGTACACGCCAAGGGCTGGCACATACAACAGATCAAATGGGGGAAGTGGGATGTTCGTGAAACGGCTCTTAGAATTATACAAGCGTGGAGGCGTAATGGCCGCCCCGAAGTTGGTATTGAAAGAGGTATGGCAAAGAACGCTGTTTGTGGAGACGACGGAGTGTCAGGATACCTCGGCGAGCTCATGGATAAATGGGGTTACTTTACCGTCAAGCCTCTTACTCATGCCAACCAAAAGAAAACTGATAGAATTAAATGGGCCTTACAGGGCCGCGCTGAGAAGGGGCAGATAACCTTACAGCCAGATGACGACCTAGACGCTGAAGAGAAGTGGGTAGGTAAATTTCTTTCACAGGCAGTTGATTTTCCCAACCCGCTAGCGAAAGATGACTTATTGGATGCAGTCGCATACGTAGATCAGATGGTGCAAACTGCCGCAGACTGGCAGTCACTTAAACTCTACGATGACTGGAATCCACATGATGAAGAGGTAGGCTACTAGTGCCACAGATTAACATAGACGAACCAGTAAACGCGAATATTGGAAAGGTAAGACCGGGGGGTTCCCTCGTCTATCATATCATGCCTATCGTTCAGGAGAACCGGCAGGTACGGGATCGCCTATACAAAAGGAAATGGGATCAATATGAAAGAACCTTCCGAGGACTCTACTCCGGCTCAGATAAAACTAGAGAGGGAGAGCGCTCTCGTTTGGTTTCTCCTGCGTTGTCTGCTGCTATTGACTCTGTTTCTGCTACTATTGAAGATGCTATTTTCAGTCGTGATCGCTGGTTCGATACTGCTGATGACGTTCTTGACCAGCAATCTGACGACATTAAGCAAGCTCATAGAATACTGGATGAAGACTTAGACCTCGCTGGTGTACCCGATGCTATATCCAAGATAGTCCTGAATGGCTGTCTGTATGGTACTGGTATCGGCAAGATCAACATTACCCGTCGTGAGCTACGTACCGTCAAGGGTGGCGATGTAGAGAAAGAACAACGTCCTCTGGTTACACTGGAGGCCATTCCGCCTTGGGAGTTTGTAATTGACTCTCAGGCTAGAGACATTGAGTCTGCATACTTCTGCGCTCATGAGACCCATGTACCGCGTAAGAAGGTATGGAATAGGATACAGAATGGCACGTATAAGAAAGTTAACATCATCGGGAATTCTACATCTTCGACGGCTCGGCCTGCTGGACAAGAAACGCCAGATGGCAAACGTAAGACAGAACAGTTCGATGGATCAGTATTCGTAACAGAGTACTACGGCCTTGTGCCAGCTGCTCTGCTGAAGGGAGTTGTAGAGGTAGCACCGGGAGACATTCAGGGGAACGCGCATGTTGAAGTTATTGTTACTATTGCCAACGAGCTTGAGCTCCTTCGTGTTATTGTTAACCCCTTTAAGAAGAAAGATAGACCTATCGTGGCCTACCAGCATAACTACGTTCCCGGAAAGTTTTGGGGACGAGGTGTATCGGAGAAGGGTTGGAATTCTCAAAGAGCACTGGACGCGGAACTACGAGCACGTATGGATGCCTTGGGACTGGTTACCGCTCCTATGCTTGGAGCCGACATCACGCGTCTCGGCAACAACACTGATCTTCGAGTACGGCCCGGTAAGGTTATCCTTACACGCGGGAAGCCAAGTGACGTCTTGGAACCCATCAACCTCGGTACACTTGACGCTACCACATTCAACCAGTCCTCAGAGATGGAGCGATTGGTGCAGGTCGCAACGGGTTCAATGGACTCAAACGCGCCGCTCAATGTTGATAGACGTAACGAAACAGCCAGTGGTATAAGCATGATCCAGTCCTCTGGGCTGAAGCGCATGCGTCGTACCATGTGGAATATAGAGAGGCAGTTCCTTAACCCTCTCATCAGGAAGTGCTATGACAGGTACATGCAGTTTGCTCCTAGCCGATACCCCCAAGATAACAACTTCCGAGTTCGGGGAACTATGGGTATCGTGGCTCGTGAATTTGAGCAGTCAAACCTTACCGCGTTGCTATCGGTCGTTACGCCCGATTCTCCAACATACAATATCATTCTCCAGTCCGTCATTGAGCTATCGAACAGTCCAAAGCGAGACGAGATACTACAGAAACTAGAGCAGATGAACAAGCCTGATCCTGAAAAGGAGCAGCGACAGAAGGCGATGGAGCAGATTCAGTTCGAGCTCGCCAAGGAATCTCTCAAGGAAGCGCAACTGGAGAACCAAAAGACGCAGCTAGAGGGTGCCAAGCTTGATGCAGAGAGGCGTGAGATCGAAGGTGAGATCCAGGCCAAGCAGCAAGAGCTAGCGATCCAGCTAGAGAACGCCAAGACGGGTGCCGGCAAGGTAGCCCTCGGATTCAAGCAGGACGAGACTAACCGTCTGAAGATTAAGTCGGAGGAGCGCCGCGCTAAGATTCAAGCTGACGCAGTAAAAGCTAAACCACAGGGGAAGTAAATGAACAGACAAGAGTACATCAACGCCGTTCTGGAAGTGACAGGCGGCGAACAATGGAAACTCGTCCAAGAGGGGCTGAAGGCAGATATTCGTAACGTAGAGGTTCAGGAGCTAGAAGCTGGCCTAGAGAATATCATGGAGCTGAGAGGTTTCCGCAGAGCACTGATATATGTGCATGACATGCGGGAGCTAGCCAAGCTGGAGAAGGCCAATGCGGTATGACTATCGCTGTGAAGAGCATGGACTCTTCGAGGCCAAACAGAGTTTAGAGCAACACACGGGAATCTACGATTGCCCTACATGTGGTGCTGAATGTAAACAGGTAATTCTAAGTGCGCCCAGAGTGGACGTCGAGAAGCTAGCTGATGCTGGCTGTCCCGGCGCTATGGAGACTTCGGGGAACCGCATGGAGAAGCGCCACAAAGACGCTGGTCAGGATCATTCCTACTGGCGTGACAACGCATAAGACGGGCTCCCTACACCTAATCCTAGGGCGGGAGAAACTACTAGCTGTACACCTGAGAAGGAGCGGCTAAACTATAGGAGTCATAGACATGGCTAATATCGAGGACTATCTTCCCGGTGGGAAGAACGATCCGAATGCACCAGCAGACGGGATAGAAGCGGAAATCACAGAAGCAGCCGAAGATCAAACGAAGCGCAAAGAAGACGCCACGCCGGTTGATTGGGAGGAACGCTACAAGAACCTAGAGGTACTTAATTCTCAGCAGTCACAGACTGTTGGCGAGTATCGAAGGGTGATCGATGACTACATTCTAAGCCCTACATCTGAGAGTGAGCCGTCTCAAGAGGAGTCTAAGCCTATCACTTCAGACGACCTTTATGAGAACCCTGATGAAGCAGTCAATAGAGCGATTGCCAATCACCCGGCGATTAAGCGAGCACAAGATATCGAAGCACAGTTTGAAGCTCAAGAGAGAGATCGATCAGTATCGACCTTCCGAGAGAGCCACCCAGACTTTGAAGATATCAAAGGTACTCCTGAATTCGCAAGTTGGGTTTATGAAAATCCTACCAGAGTCGCTTTGGCTAACGCCGCCGACAAGTGGGACATGAACTCAGCGGACGCACTTTTTAGTTTGTACAAAGCCGAGAAAGGCATCACGAAGATGGTGAATGAGGCCAAGGAGGCCGAGGCTATACAAGCGGCATCACTGGAAGACTCGTCAGCGGTGATGGTTACAGACGAACCTAAGTATTCACGCGGTGAATTTATCGACATGAAGATGAAGGCTAGTCAAGGTGACCTCGACGCAGAACGATGGGTCAACAGGAATATCGCAGCGTATCGTGCAGCACTCGAAAGTGGCAATGTCCGTGACTAGTACATAACGTAACTTTCTTTTAACAACCACGCAAGAGGATTGACATAATGTCAACTTTATACGCGCCTGATACACTGACGAATGAAACTAACGTCACGACTGCAGCCAACTTTATTAAAGAGTTGTGGTCGGACGAAGTTCTCGCAGTTTATAAGGCTAACACAGTGATGGTACCCTTGGTGCAGGCTATGCCTTTCGCCAATGAAAAGGGCGATACCGTCCACGTACCGAAGCCTTCTCGCGGCAGTGTCACAGCGAAATCCGCTGGTACTGGTGTGACGATCATAGTTGAGACTGCAGGTGTCTTCAACCTCTCGATCGATCAACACTTTGAGTACTCGCGAATCATCGAAGACATCGCCAAGATTCAAGCTTTGGATTCAATGCGCGCATTCTACACGAATGACGCCGGTTATGCTCACGCACTCTCACTTGACTCTGCCGTTCACTCGGAAGGTGCCAAGTTTGCTGCGCCTGATGCCACCCCAACGACTGCCGGTTCTGCCTATAGTAAGGCTGTGATCGGTGGTGATGGTATTACCACATGGGTTCAGACTGGTTCCGGTAACGGTTCCGCTTTGACTGATGCTGGTATCCGTCGGGCTATTCAGGAACTCGATGACAATAACGTCCCAGCACGCCAGCGTGTTTTGGTCGTTCCGCCTGTCGAGAAGCGTAAGCTCATGGGTCTCGCTCGCTTTACGGAGCAAGCGTTTACTGGTGAGGCTGGCTCTGCCAACTCCATCCGTAATGGCCTGATCGGCGACATCTACGGAATCCCCGTGTATGTCTCAACCAACGTCGCTACCGTCGATAGTTCTGACTGTACTTCCTACCGTGCATGCCTACTCTTCCAGAAGGAAGCAGTGGTCGTCGCTGAGCAGCTTGCTCCGCGAGCACAGTCGCAGTACAAATTGGAGTTCTTGGCTGACCTGATGACTGTAGACACGATCTACGGTATCGGTACGCCACGACCGGAAGCTGGCGTTGCTTTGATGGTTCCCGCAGCTTAATAACTAGAGGAATTCTATCATGGCTATTGAAACAGCAACAACTGCCACAACTACGGGTGCGTCTTCGGATAACGCCCGTCAGTTTGGTGCAGTCTTTAAGGCCGTTATCGCGGCGCGGGTAGCTTTTGAGGAAGACTCAATTGCTGCTGGCGCCGCCTCCGCCGCTGTCTATACTGGTATTACTGGTGCAAGGCAAGGCGACTTCGTGTTGGTATCCGCTGTATCTGATCTGGGAGACGATATTAGTTTCACAGCTCAGGTCACGGCTAACGACGAAGTGACGGTTATAGCGCAGGATCAAACAGCTGCAACGAATACATCCGCTGCTACTGTGGGTAACCTAAATATATTGGTTCTCAGGATAGACGATAATCTCTTCCTGAATGCTGCGTCATACTAATGTTTTCGGGGGGTTCATCAAAAACCCCCCACCTTTTTCTTGGAGTGAGTAATGGCTGAACGACGATTTGCCTTATTAGGCCATACCCACGCCGCAGGTTCGGGCACTGTAGTAATGGAGCTGTCCGATCTAACAGATGTAAATACCAGTACACCTACAGCCTTGAATTTCCTAGTAGCTGATGGGGTAGACTGGGAATCTCGCGCTCTTGTAGAGACTGATATAGTCGATGGCTCTCTGCTGGCTCGCGTGGCCGATCAAGAAGTTATTACTGGTTGGTGGCAGTTTGATAGTCGCGTCAGAATCCTTGGCGGTAACGAACTTAGGATACAAGACCCGACTAATCTAGACCGTGGTACGTTCGCACATGATGGTGTGAACTTTACACTGACATGTACTAACACTGCTGATTTCAATGTACTTGGTGTTGGAGAAGTCGGACTCGGTAATTACTTGTTCGATGTAGACCAAGCGGTTACCGTTAGTGAAGATAACTACGTCCTCACATATGATAATGCTGATGGTCAGATATCACTTGAGGCACTTCCCTCCGCCGCAGAAGTTAATGACCTCTCGGCTGCGGTTACATGGGCGAATGTACCTGATGCCAACATCACACAGGGATCAGTCACACAGCACGAAGCTGCACTGACTATACTAGAGTCCCAGATTACGGACGCCAACATACTGGCACGTATAGCAGGGAACGAGCTCATCACCGGGGCATGGCAGTTTGAAGATAACGTCGAAGTATTCAATACTGGTGGTGGTGGTCTCCGTACGTCCATTGGGGCTGGTAATAAAATTGAGATATATCACACAGATGCTAGTGCAGTCAATACTGATCTGGCCTTTACGTCCGACGTCGATGCAGGTGCCACCCTCTTCTACAATGGAGAGACCCGTCTTATTACCGGAGCGTGGGGTGTAACCGCTGTTTATAGTACCACAAGTACGGATAGTGAAACGCGTCGTATAGAGTACAGGCATCAGAACGGTACTATACGAGCCGAGATAGGCTATGACATAAATGCCCCCACTGCGTTCTTAATAGAGAACCAGATACATGGTGGCCTTGTCAAGATCAACGCAGAGAATGCTGCGGGGTCTGCAAAGAATTTGTTCACTGGTGACCCTGATGGTGATAGCGTTATGTATCACGCAGGTGTCGCGACAGTAACAGCCGACAGCTCAGGTATGACGGTTGCAGGTGACCTGACTGGTACTACCATTGGTGGTATCACGACAGCTAACTTGCTTGATAAGACTGCTACTGAAGACGTTACCGGAGCCTACCGATTTACCAACTCCGCTTTTGCTGTTACTGATATCCACCGTGTAAGCACTACCTCTGCGGCAGCGATTAAGTACTCCAATACCGACGGTGTAAAAGGCTACTTAGGCTTTAACGATTCCTCGCAGTTACAGACATGGGACTCTGGATCAAGCTCAACAGGCTTTAGTGTTGATTCTTCGGGTCTTCTTCGCTCTAGCGAATCCTTGACTACGGGAGTTATTGAGGGCGGCTACATGCGCTCTGCGGTCGTTACGACTACTAACCTCGCAGATATTACTCATGTTATTAACACAGCCGCAGGCAAGAAGTTAGGGGCGTGGGTATTCAATACAACAACCAGTATGCCCGTCTGGGCGGCTGGGGACACAGACGGCGCAGTATGGTTAGACGCTACAGGCGCAACCGCACACACACCAGTTTAAGAGGAACACATGGCAACTCAAGTAACAATAGTTAACAACATCCTACGGGAGCTCCGAGAAGATACGGTTACCAACGTCAATGACACTACGTATGCTCAGCTCATAGCCAAGTTCGTCAACCGAGCTAAGGGATGGATGGAGGATGCTAACCATTACTGGTCTGTGTACATTACTGAGATTGATACTACGGTTCTGGCTGATAGCTCGACCGTCACGTACGATCTGACTGGTACCACTGATCGCTCTGTACTCATGCGGGACACGGAGCGTGACTGGTTACCGGCGGCCTATGATATTACCTCCAATGAGGTAGGCCAACTGAACGACTTCCCTTACAGCGATATCCTCCGAGAGAGGGCGCTGACGAACAACACAAGCAAGACAGTGACGACCCCCAAGGCGTTTGCGGTACTCGCGGATTCTGATGGCCGAGGATGGACTATCCATACTCTCTGGCCTGTCACTTCCACTGAGAGCGCTCGGTCATGGCGGTCGTATTGGTATGTGCCCCAAGCCGATCTGGCTCTGGACGGCACTGACGATGACACTGAGATTAAACTCCCCGCTCTACCCATAGAGTTGTATGCCACCTACCTTGCTCTCAATGAGCGTGGTGAGGAGATGGGACAGCCGGGTAGCCTAGCTGCTGCTAATGCGGTTGATGCTCTGGGCTCTGCCCTTGAGCGTGACCAACAGGTACAGCGCAAGCCGGGGTCAGGTAGTTCATCTGACTGGAACAACAACGAGTATTTATAAGTGCCGACTCCTAAGTTTACTCCGGGTGCTCAGCTCTTTCCTATTACGCTGACGACCCCCGCCTTTCAGGGCGTGAACCTAGAGCAGCAAGCTTCTATCCTCGGACGGGAGTGGGCTACTCTGTTGGATAACGCTGTGTTCGACGATGCTGGACGTCCTGCTACTCGTAAGGGCTGGACAACCATTACTGGCACCGCTGGTGCTGGTATTATCAAGAGACTATTTGAGTACTACAAGGCCGATGGCACAAGCGAAATGATCGCTAGTACAGACGCCACCATTTACGATAGTCTGGCATCCACACCAGTGGACATCGACGGAGGCTTAACGATAACCGATGGCAACATCAAGTTCGTCAATTTCAACGACAAAGTTATTGCTTTCGGGATTGGGACTGGTGGAATCCCAGCGGTACGTACGACCGGAAACTTCGCAGATATCACAGTCAATAGTGGTACTGCCCCTACCAGCGGGATCGGCACAGCAGCGTATGGCCGCTTGTGGGCTGTTGACACGGACGGCAAGACTCTTCGCTACTCGGCTCTACTGGACGAGACCAGATGGGACAGTGCAGACGGAGGCGGAAGCATTGACATGTCTCAGGTCTGGCCTGCTGGTCAAGATGACATCGTTGCAGTTGAAGAGTTTAATGGTGACCTCGTCATTTTCGGTTCCAATAATACAGTCGTAGCTACAGACGGCACAGCATCAGCATTAGGTATTGAACCTACTGATTTGTTCGTGTCTGACACCATACCCGGCATGGGTGCCCTTACACAGTTTGGTATTGTTAGAACGGTGGGTGATCTGTGGGTACTAACGGACACTGGTGTAGTCGGCCTTAAACGTGAGTTGGTTCAACGCTCCACGCCGATAACAAACTTGAGTAAGAACCAACAGTCCCAGATAATCAAATGGATTGATACTGAGAGTGACATCAACGATATCACCATGACGTACTCTCCAGTGCATTCGTTCGTTGTAATAAACTTCCCAACAAGCGATAAGCAGCTGATTTATGATACTCGTCTGCCTATGCAAGATGGTACGTTCCGTGCAACGACATGGACGTCGCAGCTACAGACTGCCCACTACGAGAGATCGGGTAAGCGGCTACTAGGCTCTCTTACAGATGCAGTTGGTGAGGTAATGAACTACGCCAACTTCGACGACAACGGTACGTCCTTCATCTTTGACTACGAGTCAGGATGGCTGGATTTGGGCGAAGAGCTCAATGTACTGCTGAAGTTCGTTAAGCGCCTTACCAGTTTCGTATTCGTACAACAGAACACACAAGTAACTCACAAGGTCAAGTATGACTTTGGTAGTAGTACCTTCTCTTTGGCTAAGGCCATTGTAGGAGCTAAGACGATAGAGTGGGGGCTGTTTGAGTGGGGCTCTAATGGAGTCTGGAACATAAACGATACTACCGCTGTGGCTGGTACTGATATAGCCGAATGGTCTGGTAGCGTAACGATTAAGACTCTGGATGCACCCTTGGGTGGGTCTGGACAATACATCAAGGTGGGCGTATCAGTCAATACATCGTCTGGTAGCTTCGCCTTACAACAGTTAAACCTCTATGCTAAAGTCGGGAGGCTTTCAACGTAATGAGTGACTATTCACAATCAATTGACTTCTCGGCAAAGGATGCTCTGGCTACTGGTGATGCTAATAAGGTTGCTAAGGGCGCCGATATAGATACAGAGCTTGCTCTTATCTCAACAGCAATAGCCACGAAGTATGACTCAAACGATCTAGGCTCACAAGCACAAGCCGAAGCTGGCGCAAGTAATGTTGTTCTTATGACCCCCCTCCGCACGGAGCAGTGGTCAGCAGTATGGGCCGCAGAGAATGCAGGTATTGTAGGAGACCTACAGGCACTTGCCGACCCTGCCGCGGATACACTCTTTGGTTGGGACGATGGCACTAATGCTGCCCTGTCTTATACCGCAGGTACAGGCATCGCGCTTGGCACCGACCAAGTATCGTTGTCATTCTTAGGTCTTGAGGCGCTGGTCGATCCTAATGTAGACGCTCTTGTGTATTGGGATGATTCTGATGGTGCTCTTAACTGGCTCGCAGTCGATAATGGACTGACCATTGACTCTGATGATACGATGGGGCTTACTCCGGCATCTGTCAGCACAACTGTGCCTATATCAGTAGCCTCTGGTATCATTGACTTTGATATCTCCAGCCTGACTACCATTACTGGTGCAGGGCTGGTTGGCGCTGATCTGTTCTATGTGGACAATGGTGGTGGTGGCACAAGCAACGCCATAGCCTTCCAAGACATGGCTATCCCGCTGACGAACAAGACCTCTGCGTATGGTTTTGTAGTTGCGGATGCTAACCAAGCCTTCACAATGAACAACGCTGCCACACAAGCATTCACCATTCCAGCAGACAGCGTCGAGTCTTTCCCGATTGGGACTACTCTGACGATGATATGGATAACGGGCGCAGGGCAGCCTACAGTTGGTATAACCACAGACACCCTTACGGCTCCGAATGGAACTAGCCTCGCACAAGCAGGCTCCGTGGCGGTAGCGGTTAAGGTAGCTGCTACTACGTGGGTGCTGTCAGGAGACACTGTATAATGTTTATCCCTTGGATGCGAACCCCAATGTTTGGTGGACGCGAGCATGAAGGCGAACGTATAAACATAGCTGCGGATACCGTTATAGGACATGATAACGACGGTGCTCCGTGGACCTTTGAGGCTCAAGTTACCGTCCAGAACGATGGTGTATTGATGTTGGCCGCTAATGGTACATCTACCACAGGCACCGGCCAGCAATCTCAGGCATGGTTGAAGGGTGGCACTGACACGGTCTATGCTAATCTATTTGAAGTATTTGCTGCGGAACAATCTTATACGGGAGACGGAACTCGGTCTGGCACAATGGATACATGGATAGACTGTGGCACGGCGGACGCAAACCGTAACTGGAAAATTGATGACAGTACTGCTGCAGATACTAACTGGGTTGTGAACCTGAAGTTCCGCCATAAAGTTTCACAAGTGGAATACGGCAATGCCGATATAACACTCATATGTCAAGATGATATATCATAAAGGTAAAGGAATGATTATGCAAGACAAGTTAGTCGCTGTCGGAGTCTTAATGACTGGGAGCGTTGTAGGGGCCGGTTGGCTAGAGATAGCATCGGACGCAGCGGCATTGATTGCTACTATTGTAATTGGTGGACTCACCGCATGGTATACATGGGAGAGAGCCAACAAGTTACGCCGAGAGCGTAAGAAAGAGGAGAAAGAATAATGCCCGGACGATTTGGTGGTACAGGTGGCGTATTGGCACCCTCTGGAGGCTCCGTCTTTGGCGGTGGTGGCACAGGTGGTTTCTTTGGTCAGGGCGGTGGTCTAAGTGATCTTATTGGTGGAGTCGGGGACTTCCTGGATATCAGAGAGCATCAAGGCCGCATAGATGATATCGGTGCTAGAGCAGGCTTCCAAGACCAAGGCTTCAACTTTGGTGGCTTGTCTGGTAACATATCTGGTACAGGCTCCACCGCACAGTTAGCTGGCCCACAGCAGGGGATACAGAATCTCTTAGCTGGTGGTGGCGCAGCTTTGTTTGGTGGTCAGGGCTTTGACTTCGGCCAGTTCCAGAATCAGTTTGGGCCAGCCCTCGGTAACCTAGCAGCGCAGAGTGGTGGTATCAACCCCACGGCTTTCGGCCAGCTGGGCAACCTAGCAGGACAGGCACAGCAGTTTGGTGGACAGGCAGGACAGGCAGGCTTTGCTAATCTAGCAGCCGCAGGCAATCAGGATGCACTTAGAAGTCAAGCACTTGGTACGCTCCGTAATGAGGTACAGGGTTCTGGTCTCCTAGACAATGCTATCAATAGACTACAGAATAGACAGTTCGCTCAGGGCCGACTCGGCTCTACGGGCGGTGCTGGTGAGTCCCGACAGTTCCTAGATGCAGTAGCACAACAGGACTTGGGACTACAAAGTCAAGCCTTTGGCATAGGACAGCAACAGCAGCAGATACTTAGCCAACTAGGCTTAGGTCAGCTTGGACAGGCGCAAGGATTCATGGGTCAGGCTGGTGGCTTTGAGGGCCAACAGTTTGGACAGAACCTACAGTCCGGTCTCTTTGGTAGGCAGGGCGCACAAGGGTTCTTGGATGCACAGGCAGGGCTCTTTGGTCAAGGTCAGCAAGCCTTCGGCCAGAACGTGGGACTTGGACTCAGCGCATTCGACCAGTTCAGACAGCGTGATGCACTCACATCAGATACGATGCTCGGCTTACGACAGGCTGAGGCAGACCGTATCTCGGCTGCTGGACAGAGCGCACAGGGTCTTGCAGGAGCTTCTGGTGGGGGCGGAGGTAGCTTCCTCGGTGGCCTTGCTAAGACAGCTCTCAGCTTCCTCCCCTTCTCTGATGAACGGCTCAAGGAAAACATCAAGCGCATAGGTAGCTTGGGTGACCTTGGCTGGTACGAGTGGGACTGGAACGATAAAGCCATAGAGCTTGGTATCAAAGACCAACCAACATACGGTGTTATAGCACAGGAGGTCGCCAAGATTGTACCAAATGCAATCGTGATGGACGCCAGCGGCTATCTCGCAGTCAACTATAGGGAGTTACTCTAATGCCAGAACAAGCAGGATTCCTAGAGAGTCTTGGGGTCTCCTCAGTTGACGAGAAGGATCAGGTCACAGCGCAACGTGACGCCCTTGCTACTAAGATGCAACAGTCAGCCAAAGCCAGCGGACGTACAGCAGGTCGTGGGCTAGCTGGTCTCTTAGGTGGGGCAGCCAGTGTTGTACGTAACCGTTCCTTTAAGGGCTTTGGTCAAGCAGCAGCAGAGGCACACTCACAGGCAACTGATCGTGATGTAGCAGAGTCTACAGGTCTTACTGTGGATCAGCTACGTGGTCGTAGAGAGATTAGACAGCTAGCTAGTAAGGTATCGGCAGAGGGCACCTATCAGGACAGGATTAACCTAGCTCGACAGATAGCCAACATAGCCAATCGCTCTGGAGACTCAGAGGTTTTGGGGAGCGCCCTCAAGCGCATCACAGACCTACGTACTGAGCGGACAGAGTTCGAGAAGCTACAGGCGGAGTCTACACGACAAGAGAGCCTTGCAGAAGAGTCAGATGTTATAACCGCCTTCCGTAATGGTACGGCTGTTGATGGTACTCTAGCGCGAGACGAGAATGGAGTCAAGGGACTCAACATAGCACAGCCTGATGGTAGCCTACAATTTGTACCGTGGGGTGCTGGTCTGACACGCAACAACCCAACAGGTGGTCGTGCTCCCGGCAGGTCTGACACTGAGTTGTTGTCTAGCGCACTAGGTAAGAAGGACTTTAGTAAGGTACGCTCAGTTGTCCAAGCCAATGTCAGTGTTGTACGTAAGTACGATGCGGTACTCAGTGGAATACGGGATGCTGCAGTTAGGGGCAACGTACAAGAGGTTGTCGGAGACGCTGGTAGGACTATAGCATGGATGGATAATACTGCTAGGTCTATACGTGGTGTACTCGAAGCTTTCGTACCGGGTGATACCTTTGCATCGGACAGCGACTTGCTAGACAAGTATCGCGGACACGCTGCTAGACCGAACAACGCTATCTGGGAACAGATAAACTTGCCGGTGTGGGCACAAGAGTCCTCGGCACAAGCGCAGAACTACAGAGCGCAGATCATCGAACTGGCTTATCTCTCGGCGCGAGCCGCAGAGCCAAGCAATAGGGGCTTGTCTGATAACGATATTAAGAACGCCTTACTACGATTGGGTGCTGGCTCAGCCAACCCGGCTGTACTCATGAGGCGGTCTATGGAGATTGTAGCCACTGGCTCGAATGATGTAGATGATATCCTCAACGGGTACTACGGTGCAATCGAACGTCGTGATGGTACATTTATCTCCGACGAGAAGATCGACAGACTCATGGGCGGCAAGGCTCTGGCAAGTTACCGCCAGAACATAGCTGCTTTGTATGACAAGTTTGGTGTTACCATTGGTGATGATGCGAGAGCTACCTTTGATACCCCTCTTGATGTAGACGTACAGCCACTTGATGGTGGTTCCGCTGCACCACAGGCGTTACCAGATGTAACTGACGATGAATACAACCAGTCACTAGACCGACTCTTTCCAGATCAACGGGGTTAATAATGGCACGACGACAGCTATCAGTTGACGAAGCGCGAGAGCTTGCCGAACGCGAACAGTCCGGTGAGTTTGACAATGATCCACGAACTAAACAAATAGCTCGCAACGCTATTGCTCAGGCTGCCATACGCTCACAGGGTACGGTAAGTGGAGCAGAACTCACTGAGGGAGAGCAACGTGCTGCCCAGAATGTAGCGGCTGGCCGTGGTATTATACCTGCGGCTGACATAGCTAGGCGCACTGGTGGTGCTGCTCAGGTGGCAACTAGTGTACTCAGTAGTGCAGTAGCAGAGCCTCTGGGTGGTATAGCAGGAGTGGCGGCTGGTATCTATGGTATCTTCCAAGGTCAGGGCTTCAATGACCCTGCCAATGCAGTACAGCGCGCTGTGTCTGACGCTCTGACGTTCCAACCGCGTACCTCCACAGGGCAGGAAATGCTCATGGGGCTGGCGGCACCGCTAAAGAAGTTCGACGACAGTGTGGACTATATAGCCACCCAACTGAGCTTCGGCAATGAGCTAGCACGTACTATGATCTACACCAACATCATGGGAGCCACCAACATAGCTGGCCTCAAGGTGGGTGGTGTTGTACGCTCTAGTAATAGCCTACTCAAGTCACAGGCGCGCATAGAGCGCATAGCAGACGAGCTGGGCATCGACCTAGACCCTGCTGACTTCGCTTCCTCTATCATTGAGGCGGCTAAGGACATGACCCCTACTACTAGGAACGCCAACGCAGCACAACTGCGGGATGCGCTGGTAGAGGCTGGTAACCTACAGAAAGCCTCTGCGTCTAACAAGGCCCAGCTTGCACTAGAGAGCAAGAGTTTTGTAGACACTAAGGAAGCCAACAGGTTTGCTAAGGTCGCTACACGAGAGCTAATGGAAGAAGGCTTTGACCTTCCCAAGATGCGGCACGTAACCCAAGCGCTGGATGATCTGGCTGCACTCGATACGCGGTCTCCGTCACAGCTTACCGCCCCTAAGACTAAGGGCAAGACTGTTGTAAACAATGAGAAGGTGAAGGTACAGGTCAAAACGCCTACCTCCACTCGCGCTACTGCACGTATTCAAGACATTCAGACTATTAGCAACCGGCTAGATAAGGTTATAGACTCTAGGGCCACGCCAAAGGTACGGCGTCAGCCCAAGACTGTGCGGGAAGACCTCGCAATAACCAAGCTCCAAGAGAAGCTGAACAACTGGCTCGACCAACAGTTCAACTCTGACATGATTTCTGGTGATCCTCGCGGCATCCGTAGATGGAATGAGGCGCGTGAGGCACGACAGGCATACAACGATAGGTTCCTTGAGGATAATACTATTGTACAGCTTATGGATCGTAACGCTACTCCGGGTGAGATCACTAGCTGGCTCAGGGGAGCCTCTGCTGCCGGTGCTAAGCCTGCGGCTACACGTACCGTGAAGCGCATTAGAGAGATTCTAGGGGACAACCACCCATCAGTGGAGGGTATGCGTCAGGATTTCTTGTACGACATAGCTGCGCCGCTATTCAATGATGGCAAGCCTGACTGGAATGGTTTCATTCGTAACTACGATAGGACAATGGCGAAGCAGAGCCACCTAGTAGAAGCTATGGGACTGGAGAAGTCTAAGATGTCGCAGCTACGAGAGTTCGCGGCACAGGCACAGAACAAGGCCACCAAGCCTCTGTTCAATCTTGATGTAGCTAAGGCTATATCCGTATTCACCTTTGGACACTCACTGGCTAAGAAGAGCTTGCTCGTTAGGACAGCGACAGTGCCCATCCGTATCCTCGGACGCATCATCTTCGGCAAGAACTTCTCGCAGAGGAAGATGCTTATGGCGGAACTGGCTGGTGCAAACCATTCGGCTCCCTTCATGGATCGGTTCACTGGCCCTGCGGCTGTAGCTATCACTGGCTCAGCAATGGCTGACATAGAGAAAGCCTCAGAGAAGGCCGGCAAGGATGTCGAGAATGTATCCGAATCAGTAAGGAGACAGATCAATGCGGCGTTGGGGAACTAAATCACAGAAGGTATATAACACCTTAGACCCGCGTCTTCAGGAGTGGTGTGATCGTATGCTCCGAGACGTAGCAGACATAAGTCTTTTGTACGGATACAGAGATAGAGAGACACAGAACGGACTCTTTGAAAACGGATACAGTAAACTCAAATACCCAGACAGTAAACATAATCACAAACCATCTTTGGCTGTAGACTTACAGCCGTTCCCCCGACCGCTGAAAGACAACAAGTTGTGGGGCTCACTCGGCTACTTAGCTGGGCGTGGCTACGCGATAGCAGAGGAACTAGGGCTAACTCTAAGATGGGGAGGCGATTGGGACAGGGATGGAGACCTGACCGATCAGAATTTCAATGATTTGTTTCACTGGGAAATTAAATGAGACTACCAAGACTACGGTTCATACTGCCGTTAGTCGCTGCGATCTTCCTGACGGGTGCTACCACCGTAGCGTCCCAATGGGCTCAAGATCAGCGTGTGGCTAGGGCAACATGGAAGGCTGCTTGTGAGTTGTCCAAGTACAACTGCAAGGGGCTAGAGACACCAACAGTAAGACGTTCGGGTATGCTCGGAGACATTCGAGTACGTGGCGCGTATTGGGGTGGCTCACCTATCGTCTGGCTAGACACACCCCTCAAGGGTACCCAGATGTGGTTGACTATCTTCCACGAACAAATACATTACCTACAGTACTTTAATGGTGCGTTCGACGACAACTCGTCACGGCTGTTGGACTGTGTGATAGAACGAGAGGCATGGAAACTTACTAACGAGTACGTTGACTACCTAAACGCCGTACAATCATTCAAACGACCTCTGGAGGAATGGAAGCGTCTGTATGACTGTGACGCAAAGCAGCAAACTCAAATAATGGGGCACTGACATGACTACTATTGTAGCCGATAAAAGGGCGGGTGTCATGGTGTCGGACAATCAGAACACCATAGATAACATCGCTACACCATGCGTCAAGATACAAAGGATAAAAAAAGGCCCCAACAAGGGAACTCTTGTGGGGCATATAGGTGCGCCGGGGCCATGCTTCATCTTCATGGAGTGGTACTCAGTGCATGAGTCTCACGACTTCTCTGAGGTCATGGACGACAATCAGATACTAGGGCTTGAGGATGATGGGGAAGACTTCTGGTGCCTTCTCATGAAGCCTGATAAGACCATATGGATCGTTGATCGGTTCTTTACCCCAGAGGAAATACCCGTCCAGTACCACGCTCTCGGTAGTGGTGGGAACATAGCGTTAGGCGCTATGGATGCAGGAGCTACAGCGAAGGAAGCTGTGGAGATAGCCTGTAAGAGAGACACCTACTCGTCCAAGATGGGACGACCCCTACAAGTGGAGGAAGTATGAAGGCACTCATTGTTATAGCTTGTCTATTGCTGATGGGCTGCACCACACTTACTCCCGCCGAGAGGATAGAGCGCAAGCACGAACGTGAAGCTCGCGCACTGGAACACCGCGATGCCTTCATAGCATACCGGCAATCGTGTGAAGCTAATGGGGGCATGATACATATTAAGTGGTTCGGGAGTCCTCCTATGGGTTGCCGATACAGCAAGGACTGTCTCCCAAGAACGTACGATTCCTATATGTGCGTCGAGAGCATTCAGATAATTAGATAACAAATTTCGTCACATATGTGACAATTTTCAGAGGAAGTAATGGCACACGCCTTTCTAATACATAGACACCTAACTAAGGTGAAAATCTAATGGCTATAGTTCCCGGCCCACAAGGCCCTAACGGGCACCCGATGACAGACGATAATCTGTTGATAGCCATGGGTGTGTACCCCGGCATCCAGCACATTAACAAGTTCGGAGAGAACGAAGACGTCGCTGCTAACACGGCTGAGGATGTATGGACAGGTAGCTCTCCGTACACGTATCCGACGACAGCTACCATCACGCACGTTAGCCAGACTGCCGATCAGGAAGCAATGCGAGGCGGTCGGATCAACATTCAGGGACTCGACGCTAATTGGGAACTCAAGAACCAGTCCGTACTCCTAGATGGAACGCTTACGACGACAGCCGTTGCGCTAGGCACACCGTTGATTCGTGTCTTCCGGGCATCCGTCGGGTCGGCAGTAGCCCTCGACTCGTCTGTAAGGATACACAACGCAGCAGAGAATGTGGACTACGCTATTCTCGAGGTCGGACATAACCAGACCATGATGGCGCAGTACACAATACCAGCAGGCTTTGACGGATACATGGTCAGCTACTATGGAACAGTTGTCAGTGACGCAACCAATAACAAAGCGCCTGACTACGTAGAGTTTCATCTATACGCACGGCAGCATACAGGGCTTGCTGGTGGCGGTTCAGTGACTGACTGGTTAATCAAGCATGAAGTCGCTATTCCAATACGAGGCTCTGGTTTCCAGCATGAATTTAAGCCGTACTATAAATTCCCAGAGAGAACAGACATACGACTCAACGCTTTCTGTAAGACGGAGCCCGGCCACATACACGGCGGCTTCGATATTATAATCGTGAGCAAGACTCAACAGAACGATTAGGAGGGCTTATGCCGACAGGGAGAATAATATGTGGAGTTCAATAGTAGGGGCACTATTAGGTAAGGTCGCGCCAAAGGTGGCGGATTATTACATAGAGAAAAACAAGCTCAAACAGGAAGTAGAGCTAGAAGTTCTCAGAGGCAAGCGAGCGTATGAGGAAGCTAAATCCAAACGCGCAAGTGAGTCTGAGGGTAGGGATCACGAATGGGAGATAGAATCTATCCGCAATAGTGGGTGGAAGGACGAGCTAGTAATCCTCGTCCTCACTGTCCCTATGGTTTTCGTTTTCATCCCGCACCTTGCTCCGTATGTCCTTGAGGGTTTCAAGATACTTGAAACGACGCCAGACTGGTACAGATGGCTGATCCTCATGATCTATGCTGCCACCTTCGGCATTCGTATCTGGAGGCGTAAGCTCTAGCCGTAACGCCTCTTTCAATTCCTTAAACTTTGAACGCCGGACTTCAATCCGGCGTTTTCGTATGCGTGGGTGCATTGAA